GGGCGACTATCGCAAGGGCTGGGCGGCGTGGAATAAAGGCGAAGGTCACGGCGACAGAGTGCCGCGTCATACATACCTGCCACGATGGCGTCCTGGGGATGAGGGCGGCGTCGTCTTTTATGGCGAACAGGGACTGGGCGATCAGATCATGTTTGCCGAGTGTCTGTACGATGCAGTCGGCGATGTGAAAGGGCCGTCTGTGGTCGAGGTTGACCAGCGATTGGCTGGCTTGTTTCAGAGATCATTTCCTGACCAGCAAGTCATAGGAACATTAAACAAAGATGATGCTGGTTGGACGGCGCCAGCTGGTAGCGGTCGCATCCCGTTAGGCTCACTGCCTGAGTACTATAGACCGTCAGGAGCGAGCTACCGGGGGCATCCCTATTTGTTGGCGTGTCCCGATCGCAAGTTAATGATGAGACAGCTGCTCAGCTCAATGGGCAAGCAGCAGAAAATCGGCATCAGCTGGACCGGTGGTTTGAGAAACACTGGCGGCGTTGATCGCTCGCATGAGTTAAAAAAGTTGATGGCAAGTTTCAAACGCATAGACGCTAAATTTGTTTCGCTCGAACACACACATTTTGAAGATACAGAACAGCACGGCGTTAAGGCGTTTGATTACATCACCGGCAGGGAGTTGGACTACGATAATACGGCAGCTCTAGTGAGCGAGCTGGACCTCGTCGTTAGCGTCCCAAATACGGTGGTTCATTTAGCCGGCGCTCTTGGCGTTCAGACGTTGGTCCTAGGTTCTAAGGCGCCATCTTACTGTCACACGGTGATGAATTTACCGCTCTATAATTCGGTTGAAACATTGAACGACTGGACCCCGGCAACGGCGGCCAAACGCATAAAGGATAAGCTGGATGGCATTGTCAAATTACGGCGAGCTTAAAGCGTCAATCGCTGACACGCTGAATCGTACAGATATGGATAATCAGATTAAAGATTCGATTGCCCTATGCGATGCGATGATTAATCGCGACCCTAAATATTTTAATCGCCGAATGGAGACGACTGCCACGTTAACATTTGACGCGGCTGGCGAGGCGTCGTTACCAGCTGACTATATCGCGGCTCGCACGGTTGTTTTCCAATCGAGCCCAAAGAGTAATCTGACCTTTTTATCGGCGAGCGCATTTGACACTTTGTATACGACAACGACTGCCGGCCTGCCGATTAATTACACGATACTTGGCGAAAAGCTAAAAGCCGGCCCAGTTCCTAACAGCGCATCTGGCGCAATATTACGCTACTACCAGAGGATTACGGCGTTATCTGCCGACAGCGATACAAACTGGCTATTAACCTATTACCCGGATATCTATTTGTACGGCAGCCTCGTTCATACGGCGCCATATCTTGGCGAAGACGCGAGGCTTCAGACATGGTTTGGATTGCTCGACCGGGCGTCAGCCGAGTTGGCTGGCGAAGATTCCCGGGCTCGCTTTTCTGGTGCGCCTGTAGCACCTAGCGTGAACGTGACCATCGTATGATACCTAACCCGGAAGTTCACAGAGAGTGGAGCGGCTGGGCGCGAGCGGTCCAGCAAATACTGACGCCAATGTTGCAAAGCTTAGAGGTGTCATTCTTTCGGCAGGGCAACGTCTTGTCGGTGGCCCGATACGCTGTAGCTGGTCTCCCTTCAGCTACTAACTCGGGCCAAATAATTTATGTAACAAATGAAACTGGGGGAGCGGTGCTCGCGTTCAGCGACGGCACTAACTGGCGACGTGTAACTGACCGAGCGATTGTGAGTTAAAATGGCTACACCAACAAGCAGATTAAAATTAAAGAAGCAGACCCTTGGGTCCAATCTAAACCAGTGGGGTTTGAGCGGCGGGTTAAATGGCGCCTTCGACCAAGTTGACGTACTTGCCGGTTATCTCGAGGTCGATCTTGGCTCAGCGACCAGCTACACGTTTGGCACGACCAACTATGCGACGACGGGCAATGAGCACATGTATCGTGCCGTTAAGTTTAGTGGATCGCCTGCATCTGGCGTTACTGTTAATATCCCGGCTGTAGACGATTTCAAGTTTGTTGAGAATGCTACCGGGCAGACGATTACATTTTCCAATGGGTCCACCACCGCAACCTTGGCGAATACTTTTACAGGTTACATCCGAACCAATGGCAGCTCAGTCATAACGGTCCTGACGTTGCCTGACGGCGTTAACGTAAAAACTGTCGCGGATAATATTGCAAATGTAAATACAACTGCGACAAATATTAGCAACGTCAATACAGTCGCTGGCATATCGGCTAACGTAACAACTACAGCTGGAATATCTGGTAACGTAACAACGGTTGCCGGGATTGCATCTGACGTAACCGGGGTAGCTGGTATATCGAGCGCAGTAAGCGGCGTAAACGCGATAGCGTCAGATGTGACAGCTGTAAATACAGATCCTCTTAAAACAAATATTGGGAACGTGTCTGGTAACGCGACCAATATAAACGCGGTAGCTGGGAATGCTACAAACATAAATACAGTGGCCGGGATCAATGCTAACGTGACCACGGTTGCTGGCATAAGCAGCGACGTAACAGGCGTAAATGCAGTAGCATCAGACGTAACTGGTGTGAACGCAATAGCATCTAATGTCACAACGGTAGCCGGCGTGGCATCTAATGTAACTACAGTCGCCGGCATAAGCGGCGATGTAACCGGCGTTAATGCTATAAGTTCAGCGGTCACTGGCGTTAATACTATTAGCGCGGCAGTATCAAGTGTAAATTCTAACGCAACAAATATTAACGCCGTTGCTGGCAATTCTACTAATATAAATGCCGTCAATTCTAACGCTACAAATATAAATACTGTGGCTGGGATTAGTTCAGACGTTACAACAACGGCTGGTGTATCAACGGCGGTCACTGCTTACTCCAAACAGTACAGCGCGGGAAGTGGAGACATCTCAACTCGCGCAGACGGGACGGGAACGGTCGCTGAAGGGGATCTTAGATTCCGAACCGACACAGATACCATGCGAGTTTACAACGGAACCGCATGGGAAGATGTAGCTGTGACCGCTGGATCATTCTTGCAAGTAGCCAACAACCTTTCTGACTTGAACAATGCGACAACCGCCAGAACCAATTTAGGGCTAGATGCATTATTGGCAGCTAAAGCTCCATTAGCCTCACCAGCATTAACTGGCTCTCCAACCGTTAACGGCGTTGCAATAGCAACAGGCTCATCAGAACTTGGTACTTTGACGCAAGCATTCACGGCTGGGCAACAAACAACAATCAATCTGTCATCAAATGCGCTCTCTCCAAGTGTCGCAGTGACCAAGGAAGTTCCACAAACAGGCGTTACTAACAACCAATGGAACGTGGATTCCGCTGGCAGTGGAAATTACACACGATATAACACCGCGCCAGCTACAACAATTTCATTTTCTGGAACAACAGCAACCCTTGGCACGGGTTCTTTTTCTGCAAGCGATGTCGGCAAAACAATTGAAGTCAATAATGGCAAGTTAGTGTTAACAAATGCAAACGGCACATTCTCCGTTGCATCAACGCCAGACAATTACAACCAAGCTGCTAGCGGTGCTTGGCAAATGTATAGTTTGGTGTTTAACACGACAGATACTGATTTAGAGCTTAGTAACACTCTTACAAACGCATACGATTTATCAACTGCGGTATGGGTAAAAAAATATGACCATGTAGGCGTGACGCAACCCAATGCGATGGAGTGGGTAGACAGCGGAACTAAGCTATTCATTTTAAATACATTTAACAATACTGTTTACTCATACACTGCATCAACGCCGTATGATGTTGGCTCTCTAACGGCTTTGGCTACTAGAACTGTTTCATCAGGCGATAATAGCAATATGGGGATGGCTGTTAAACCAGATGGAACTGTTTTGTATGTCATTGGAACACAGTTTAATGCGGTATACTCATTTAACATGAGTACGCCGTTCGACTTGTCTTCAGCCTCCGCGCAATATAATTCAACTTTTAGCTGCAATACCCAATTAAGCAATCAAGGAACTCAGGCGCATTCTTTATTTTTCAAGCCTGATGGCACGGCTTTTTATGTGAATGGCTATAGCACGGCAACAGGTCGAGTATATCAGTACAATTTAAGCACAGCATGGGATATTACGACTGCGAGTTATTCCAACTATGGGCCAGCGGTTGTGAGTTATAACCAAGGATTAACCTTTAACTCCGATGGCACACGGTTTTATATAGGAGAGCGAGGCGGTAAAACGATCCGCACATATTTAATAAATAATACGCCGTGGTCGCTTTACGATACATCCGGCCCAATTGCTTCATTCGATGTATCGAGTCACATAGATTATCCAGATGGTTTAGCATTTAATAATGACGGAAGTAGGTTTTATGTAACTGGCCCCAGTCTGGATGATATTGTCCAGTGGGATGTTGGTAATCTGCTTGCCCCATCTGGCTACCACGCCGCACACACAACCACCTCAATCGACAGTACATACTGGACTGACATTAACTCGATGACAGCAGACGAAACGGCTGGCAGTGGGACAGTTAATTATGCAGTTTCAACCGATGACAGAACGACTTGGAAAATTGCTCACAACAGCAACGGCGTTAGAAGCATCGTTAAAAACGATAGTGGCACTTGGAAGTACAATTCTAATGGGACTTTTGGTTCTGAAACATGGACGGCCGGGGCAACCAACAACGAGTTGGCTACCTTGCAAGAAGCAATGCTAGGGGCCGTATCAATCACCAATGCTTACGCAGTTTCAAATTTTAGCAGTACCTATGGAACAGCTGGCAATACAATTAAATCGCTTTCTGGCTATTTAACAGATCCGCGAGATATTGCGATTAGTACAGACGGCCTAAGACTATTTATAGCTGGGGCAAGCGGACAAGAAATTCAAGAATGGCATATGACCTCAGCGTTTGATACAGGGACAGCTAGTTATGTTAGAGGCCATTCATTAAGCGGTCAGCGCGAACCAAATCCAGAGTGTTTATTTTTCAATTCAGATGGGACACGATTTTGGGTTTCTGGACCTATGGGTTGGCTTGTTGAGTATTCGGTGGCTACTGGATTTGATTTAAGTTCAACAGTTTCCTTTGTTCGGGAATTAAATATCTATTCCAATGTAAACGGTCCAACTGGAATAACATTCAACGCAACTGGCAATAAAATGTTTTTATGCGACGGAAGTTCACGCTCTTCGGGGCAGGACAGAATTGTTGAATACGCTCTAAGCACAAATTTTGACATCAGCACAGCCAGTTACACCCAGCATTTTCTTCTAGCGTCAATTAATACTCCAAGGGGTATACAATTTAATGCTGACGGCACAAAAATGTTCACGGCTGACACTAGCGGAAATGTTTACGAGTATGCACTAAGCTCTGGCTTTGACATTAGTACCGCCTCTTCAACTAGCACAACTAACCTGAGTTCTTATCACTCAAGTCTGCAAGGATTTATATTTAACCCACTTGGAACAAAAATCTTTACAGTAGACGATTCTTTAGATCGGGTGAGCCAAGCAACCCTTGGGGCAGTTTCTTATCCAAACTTAATGGACAAGACACAATTAGACGCTGTATCAGATGCAAATCATTTCCCTGTTAGCAATGATCTGGATTTGGCAATAGTCCTAAGTTTATCTAGTGGATCAGGCGTACCAAGCAGTGATGGCGTTTCCATCAACTACGATGCCGCTGTAAAAAATCAAGGGGCAATCCTGGGAACGGATTACAATTACGATGTACCAGCCTTAAACAAAGTGCGGATAACAGCCGTCAATGCGGCAACACTGAAAGTCAGAGTGGTGTAAGGAGATATAAATGGTGATTTCAGTAGCTGATGCGTATGCTTTGGGGCCAGACGGCCAAGTCGATATGGATCTTTTTAGGCAGTTTGCTAACCAGCAACAAGCAGCGTTAACACCTCAAGGCGGTACAGGGCCTAGCATGGGCAATGCCAATTTGACTTTGGGCCAGCAATACATGGCTGGAAATGCGGATGTCCAACAAGACGCGATACGCAGAGCGCAAGCCGAAGGTTTGACAGGCGGTGATGCTTTTAGTAATCGCCTCGATGAAATTGCGCTTGAGCATTACAATAATTTTGGCAGGGCTGAAGGAAGAACAGGTTACGGCTATTCACCGCCATCTGCCGGATCTTTTAGTCCTTCTCCAAATGACACGCCGATGTTTGGACCACCACCCGGTAATATGGTGTCTGGTCCACCACCCGGCAACACGATGCAACCGGGACAGCCAGCATTTGACAATTCGGGCTATCAAACAGCGCTTAATAATTTTGGCGGCCTACTGTCAAATTACGGCGATTTTTTCGGCGGGTTATTGAGTGGCGCTCAAAACGCTCAAACAAACATGCCGCCACAAGGTCAAAATTATTCCGGGTTTTATGGACCGGGGCAAGCCCCGTCATTTAGCGGCTTTAACCCATACCCGTCATTCTCTGGCGGCTTCAGTAATGCATCAACGTGGGGCGGCGGCGGTAACGCCACGTCTGGCGGTAACACCGGCCACAGACAACTCTGGACAACCTAAACATGCCAACTGTAGAGCTTCCCATCAAAGCCGGTATCATTAAAGATAATTCCGAGCTACACGCGGAATCGCGGTGGATTGATGGCGATAAGGTACGTTTTCGCCGCGTCGGTCAGAAAGTGATGCCCGAGGTTATTGGCGGGTATGAAGATCTTTTTGACGCTGCGACAGGCGGCTATCTGCGTGGCAAGGCTCGCACAATCCATGTCTACGAAACGAATGACAACATACGCCAAGTTGCCATTGGATCATCTACCGATTTGTATATTTATACTGGCAGTTTATTGTGGCCGATCACTCCGCTGAGAGTCGAGCGCACATTAAGCAACGCAATCAGCGTGACGAGTGGATCGCCGACAGCGACGATCGTATCGAGTTCCCACGGCGCTACAACCGGCGACTATGTACTTTTGTCACACGCCTCGGCGGTTGGCGGGATTAATCTTGGAGCGACAGGGTCATTCACCGACGCGATTACGGCGACCGAGAATTCCAAGACACTGCTTATCACTGACACGGCGCACGGTTTATCTACTGGCGACTCAGTGACGATCAGCGGGTCGAGTGCCATAGCCGGTGTGCCGGCAGTTGAGATAAACAAAACACTCACAGTGTACGTTGTTGACGTTGATCGATTTATCATTGCCGTTGATACGGCGGCCAATGCAGACGTGACCGGCGGCGGCTCTGTTACATATGTTGGCCATCGTCAGTATGAAGTGACGGTCACCGACGCCAATACTTACACGGTTACGGCTTCTGACAATGCATCATCCACTGTGTCTAGTGGCGGCGGTTCGCTAGACGAGCGGTTTATGATCCCGGTGGGGAATGATACGTCGCTTGGCGCATCAGGATATTCGGCTGGCGCTTACTCGGAAGGTTACTATTCACTGCCTGCCAGTACGCTTGCGACAAATGCCAGAACATGGACCCTGAGTAATCTTGGTGAGAAACTGATCGCCAACTACATTGAGAGCCCATTATATAAATGGGAGAATAACCCGTCGATCAGGGCGGTCGAAATAACGGTTGCTCCTGACAAGAACCTGACCCACATGGTCACGCCAGAGCGGTTTCTAGTAGCACTCGGAACTAGTGACGACACGCTATCCGCTTACAGCCCGTTGACGGTTGCCTTTGCTACCCAAGAGGGCGGTTTGGCGGCTGGCGACTGGACACCTACCGCAACGAACAGCGCGGGTGATTTTATCCTTGGCGGCACGTCTCGCATTGTGGCTGGTTGTCCTATGCCGGCGTTAAATCTGGTGTGGACATTAAATGAATTATTCTCACTGCAATTCATCCCAAATCTGGACACTGTATTTAGGCCCACATTAATTGGTTCCGGGTGTGGACTTGTTGGACAGAACGCTTGGGCTAGGGCTGGCGACAGTGGCTCAGTTTATTGGCTGTCCACGTCGAAGGAATTTATGCTCTGGGCCGGCGGTACGCCGACGACGATCAGCTGCCCGGTAAAAGATTTTCTATTTGAAAACTTAGCCGATGGTCAGGAAGCATTAATTCACGCCGGCACATTGGATAGCCAAAATGAGATCTACTGGTTTTATCCGACGACCGACGCAAATGGCGTGACAGAAAACACACGTTATATATGCCTCAATTATGCGCTGTTAACTTGGACGGTCGGCACATTTGATATCACGGCCTTCGTTGACCGGGGGTTGGAAGAGTTCCCTATTGCCGCTTTTAGTGATGGCACAATGAAGCTTATGGAAAAAGGAACGACGGCTAACGGCTCGGCAATCCCAAGCGTATTTTTGGAATCTGGTTTCATCGACACTGCCGAGGGACACCAGCATACATTTGTAAAGCGATACACGCCTGACTTCGCCAAATTATCTGGCGGCGTAAATGTTAAAATTCTATCGAAAGACTGGCCACAAAGTACGACGGTTACGACGACCGATCTGGGTAACGTCTCTTTGACCACTGAGAAAAAAGACTGCCGCATATCCGCTCGGCAGATTGCATTAAGATACGACTGGCAAAGTAATCCAACTGACGGGCGACTGGGTCGTATCATGTTAGACTTAGAAAAGACCAGTCGAACCAGATGAGCCGATCTTGGGAAGAGGTCAAACCTCTTATCGAAGCAGCGCTCGAATATCAGGACACACATAACATCACCGACGTTGAACGCGAGCTCGCCAATGACAGGGCTCAACTTTGGTGCGGTAAAAAATCAGCGTTGATAACTCAGGTCGAGGATCATCCCCGGGGAAAGAAGGTCCGGGTGTGGTTAGCCGGCGGCGATCTTGGCGAACTGGTCGAGATGCTGGCTGAAGTTGAACAGTGGGCAGCGGAACAAAAATGTTTATCGGTGGTTATACAGGGCCGCCATGGTTGGGCTCGGGTATTAAAAAATTACACCCAGCCATATGTAAGTTTAGAAAGGAATATTGATTATGGGTAAAGGTGGCGGCACAAAAATGGCGACGAGCACTTCGGATATTCCGAGCCGCTTCAGACCATTCGTTGATGAAAACCTCGCTTTGAGTGGGGCTTTAGCTAACCGTCCCTATCAACGGTTTCAAGGGCCGACGCTGGCAGGCTTTCAACCTGACCAAATAGACGCCTTTAATCAGGTGCGTGGGATGCGTAACCAGATCATGCCTCAGCAACAAGCGGCTAATGCTGCCACGGCTGCCGGGATGAACTCGATTGTAAACCCAAACCTTATGATGGACAAATATACAAACGCTTTTCAAGAAGACGTTATTGACAATTTGACAACTGACCTCGGTCGCGAACGTGACAGGATGAACGCCACGGTTCGATTGCAAAGTCCCTATGGCGGTTCTAGATCAGCGCTCATAGAAGCTGAGAACAATCGCAACATGCTAGACAGGTTGGCCAGCGCATCAGGTCAGCTCAGGATGCAAAACTTCCAAGATGCAGCGAGACTGGGTCAGGCTGGCACGGGTCAGCTGATGCAAGGCGCCAACCAGATAATGAATCAGGCGGCGGCTAATCAGAGGCTTGGCTTGGATGCTGCCGGCGCATTGTCGGGCATTGGCCAGCAAATACAGGGAATGCAACAGGCGGCTATGAGCGACCGCGAGAAACGCTTCCTCGATGAAATCAACCACCCATTGGCGATGCTAAACCTCAGACAGCAAGCCGTTGGTTTGACGCCTATGGGATCTGTGAGCCGTACTCCTATTAGTAGTGGCAGTGGTGTAGGTGGGTTGTTAGGTGGTCTCGGTAGTTTGGCTAGTGGCTTAGGCGCAATGGGATTCGGTCCTTGTTGGGTAGCTAGAGAGGCTTATGGTCTAGATAATCCGAAATGGCTAGAGTTCAGAGATTGGTTGTTCACCAAGTCACCAGAATGGTTGTTTAATACCTACATAAAACACGGCGAGCGTTTCGCCAAATTCATCAGCAATAAACCGAAACTCAAATCCGCGATACGCTGGATGATGGATAAGGCGATAGGCTAATGTCAGTACAGAACCTACTCAGAAATCTCGTCACCGAGGCCCAGTTAAACCAGCAACAAAGTCTGCGCTCGCAAAAGATGAAGGAGTTGGCGGCTGCCGCTCCTCGAGGTCAGGCGGCTCGCATTGGCGCACCTAGTCCGATTGTCAGGGCGCCTGATAATTCGCTTGGTCAGGGCATGTCAGCGTTAGGCAAAGCACTTGGCGACATTGGGCAGATGAAGAAAGAGCGAGCGGCTAAGGATGCGTTTGGCGCCATGTATGAGCCGACAATGGTTACTGATGACATGGGCGGCGCGACAGCTATGCCGACCTCGCCAAAGGGTCAGGCGCTCATGCGGTTTGCTATCGAAAATTCTGGGACCAAGGCTGGCGAGTCTGCGTTGCGAGCGGCACAGTTGGCCATGCAGTCAGAAAATCAGCAAGCTACCCGGCAAAGTGATCTGGAAATGAAGAAGCTGGAAATCCAGCGGAAAAATTTACCAAAACTCAGAGCGGCGGCCACATTTTCGGCGGTCAGTCCAAAATTGGGGGAGATGGTTTCAAACGATGAAATGGAAATTAAAACGGCTGGTCAAATTGCCGCTAATCCAAATGCGTTAAAAATGTTTAACGATGGAAACATGGCTGGGGCGTTACAGGCTGCTAACATTAAAATTGGCCGTACAGTAGAGGTTGAGAAAAATGGTGAAAGAAGAATTGTGGGCATTACGGATAATGGGAATCAGATTGACATAGGTCCAGCTGCATTGGTCCCGGGTAGAGACAAGCCATCGCCTCCAGAAGTACAAGCCCAGAAAATTCAACTCGCAGGGGAGACTGGCAGAGCGCGAGGCATGATTGAAATGGAAATGAAATTATTAGACGGAGACCAGAAGAATGATAAGGCTATGGTCGCAATCCATGAGGCTTCGGGCATCCTTTCTTCTGGCGATGCTACTGGAAGCACTATGGGTAACACCTTAGACAATCTTGCGGAAATAATTGGCTATTCAACTATCGGCGCTCAAGCGACAAGTCGATTAAAATTGCTGCAAACAATCATTATGTTAGAAGGGAAACGAATGGAAGGGCAGCAATCTGACCGTGATGTAATACTTTACGAAAAAGCTGCTGCAAATATTGGTAACGCAAATGTTCCAGTAGAGACAAGGCAGGCTGCGTTGCGTACCCTTGCGCGATTGATGCGGAAGTATAGAAGTCGCCCTCGTGATGAAGGAGAAGGGTCATCCGCGGTTAATACTGAAACGATCCCCGCAATTCCAGAGGGATTTGTCACAATTAACGAGGGACTGTGATGACAGACAGATTAATTTTTAATCCTGACACGCAAAAGGCTATGCGCCTACAGGATAATGCTTGGGTCGATACGCCTGTCATAATTAACCCACAAAACGGCGAGATACGAGCGTGGGACGGTCAGTCTTATTCGACCGTTGTCAAGGGCGACACGGCTAACGCTGGCGGTGAGGCTGTTCGTAAGGCTGAGATGTTTGCCAGAGGCGCGACAGACACGGCATTCGATTATCTTACGGCCCTGCCTAGATTGGCTGAACGTGGACTGGATGCATTGGGACTTCCTAAGACTGGGATCAGGCTCGATCCCCGGGAAGCTTACAAACAATTTGGCAGTGCGATCTCAAAGCCCGCGCAGAATATACTAGAACTTGGCGGCGCGGATCTTGGGCCAGCTGGTCTAACTAAAGGCGATCAGGTAGCCGCCCGGGCAGGCGGTGGAGTGGTAGACGCTGCGGCATTCATGTTACCGGCTGCCACATTGGCCAAGGCGGCTAAGACTGGAACGACGACACAAAGAGTCGCGTCACAGTTGGCGGCTCAGCCAGTGGTACAGGCAACATCTGGAGCAGTTGCCGGCGGTACGGCTGAGGCGACTGACAGCGAGCTTCTAGGATTGGCGGCAGGCTTGGCTACCCCATCCGGGATAAAAGGTGTCCAGAAACTTATCAGCCCATCACCGCCAAACCGATCGTCACAAAGAATGATCGAGTTGGCGAAGAAGGAAAACATCCCCCTTACTCCCGCGCAAATGACAGACAATAAATCTCTCGGATATTTTGAATCATTGTTAGAGGGTATCCCATCAACCGGCGGTCGCCAAGCTAAGGCAATTGATCAAACGTCGTCGGCATTTAATACAGCGATTTTGAGGAAAGCCGGTATCAAGGCTAGTGACGCCTCAGATGATGTTATGCGAAAGGCTGGCGATGACTTTGGAAAAGAGTTCGACCAGCTGGAAAAAGTGACAACTTTGCGAGCCGATCAGGAATACGTGGATGGGTTGCAAAGAATATCCCGGGAGTATCTCGATTATCTCCCTAGCCAACGTAAGGGTAATTTTGAGAAGCTGGTTAATGATGCCATGGCAATAGCGTCACCGGCTGAGGGTGTCACTATGCGTGTTAAAGGGGAGACCTACCAAAAGTTTGTTAGCAAGCTAAGGAAGCTGTCCCGGGGCGCTAAAAGCGATCCTGATTACAAAGCGGCAATTGATGATTTAATTGACCACATTGACGAGACGGCATTTCGATCGGCTGATACGCCGGCATTAAAAAACGCATGGAAAAATTTACGCAACCGATATCGAACGTACAAAATTATCGAGGACGCCATGTCGTCGGCTGCCGCGTCCGACGGTAACATTGCGCCGACTGCATTTTATAACGCAGTCAAACGAGCTCAGGGCAAAAGTAGAATGGTTTCTGGTCAGGGCTCGTTAGAAGAACTGGCTCGATTAGGCACAAGTAAAATCAGGCCAAGCCTGCCTAACAGTGGCACGGCTCAAAGAAACATGATGGCCAGACTAATGACTGGTCAGGGATTGCAAGCGGCTGGGGGAGCTGGCGGTGGAGCGGCTCTAGGATTTGATCCCATAACGTCTGCCGCTGTTACGCTTGGGCTACCTAGAATGTTACAGGAGCTGTACTTGAGCCCAATTGGCCGTAAGTATCTGGCAAACCAAGCGGTCACAAACAAGGCCACAATGAACCCAGCATTGGCGACAGCAATAACCGCTGCTCAGGGGCGTGACGTTCCAGAGGAATTACGCGGCCTATTAGGAGTAACTGAATAATGGCACTAAGAGACGAGTATGGATTAGCGCCAAAAGGCCTGCTTGGGACCCAACCAGATATGATTAGCGAGAACCAGCAGTTGCGTGGATTAAATGCACCCGGTTACGCCGCGCATATGGGTGCTTACATGATTCCCGGATCGGGGCTTCTTGATGGTTTAGGTCTTATGGTAGCTAGTCCCGGGCTAGGGGGTAAAAACCTATTTGGCCCATCGATAGCGCAAAGTTTTAAGAATAGTGATTATGCGTATATGCTTGGTCAGGGTCTAGGAATAGCTGGTGACGCAATGCAAATGTTGCCGCCTCTAGTGGTCGCTGGCACGGCGCTAAAAGCAATGTCTGGTCCATTAAGATCGTCTGCCAATATTAGCAAGCTTACCCGGGGGATTACGGGCGGCGGTAAGACGCCAGATAGTAGCCGTTTAAACTCCCAAGCTCTTACACCCAATTCAATCGGAACGGGTCCGAATACTGCAACCGCCGCACGGCTTCCTAATGTTGCCCCCGCTCCTACGCCCAAGCCGGGATTTAACGATATACTGAAGGGGCAAACATTAACCAATTTGGTATCAGGTCAAAAGCCTGTTCGAGGGCAGACTAATAAAGAGCTGGTCGCCATGCAAAGGGCCGAGCTAACAGCTCCCCAGCTGGCTAAAATTGAT